ACAAATTAGCATCGATGCATTAAACGCATTTAGTGCATCTGAAAATGGTAAATCAGCAACATTATCAACTTACACTGCATCAGTTGATGGTAAGTTTAGTAGTTTAGCAACCATCTCTGGTTCATTAATCTTAACTGCATCTGCAAATACAGTTGCTATTGCTAACTTAAACGCAGAAACTGCTTCAATTGAAGGTAGATTAGCAACTATTGCAACTGTAACTGCATCTTATGATGGTAGATTTACAACATTACAAACAGTAACTGCTTCATTACAAACTTCGGTAACTAATTTAAACTTATCATCTGCTTCGCAGCAAGTTAGTATAGATGCTTTAAATACATTTAGTGCATCTGAAAATGGTAAATCAGCAACATTAGCAACTTACACCGCATCGGTAGATAGTAGATTTACTACTATTGGTTCAGTAACTGCATCTTACGATGGAAGATTTACTTCATTAGCAACTATAACTGGTTCATTGATTTCTACGGCATCTGCTAATACAATTTCAATAGCTAATATCAACGCAGTAACTGCATCTTCATTAGTTAAATTAACTAATTTAGAAACAACTTCTGCGAGTGTTAATATAAGTGTTTCTAATATCAATACCTTTACTGCATCTGCAAACAGTAGAATTGCAGTATTAGAAGGAACTGGTACTAAACAAGGAGTTGGAACTACAAATGACGTAACATTCGCTAAAGTAACAACGACGGGTGATGTTATAGTTGGTGGTGATTTAGTAGTACAAGGTAATACGGTAACTTTAAACACTGCTCAATTAGTAGTTGAAGATAAGTTAATCACATTAGCTAGTGGTTCTACATCAAACGCAACTGCTGATGGAGCTGGATTTGAAATTGCAGGAACTACTGCAAGTTTAAAATACAACGGAACATCAAATCAGTTTAGTTCGAGTGTATCGGTATTAGCACCGGCAGTAACCGCATCATTAAATGTTCCATCAGGTGGTGGTAACTCAAAGAGATTAGCATTCAGAGATACGAATGATAATATCAACTTTGTAACTGCACCAACAACTGCGGGAGATTTATTACAATATGACGGTACAAACTTTGTAATGAGCAATACCATCGATGGAGGTTCGTTCTAAAATCAAAATATCCCCCCTGAAAAATGGGGGGATATAATTTATTAACGAATTAAACATATAAAAAAATGGCTCAAAAAATATTATTAAAACGCTCCGGTGTAGCAGGAAGTAGACCAACGACATGTTCTTTAGTTGTTGGCGAACTTGCTATAAACACATATGACGGTAATGTTTTTTTACATAAATCAGGTTCTGTTGATACTATTGAGCAAATTGTAGTAACTAATTCAATAACTTCCGGTTCAATCACTTTAACACAGAGTGGTTCATTTGGGGAGTTAATTGTTACACAAGATGCTAATATACAAAGGGATTTATATGTAAGTAGAGATATTGTCGGTAATGGTAGTATCGATGTTTTAGGTGCAGTAACTGCATCAGTTGTAAGTGCTTCACTTTTCATTGGTAATGGTGCTCAATTAACAGGTGTTACGGCATCTATGAGACCTGACGATTATGATTTTAATTCAAACCCTTTCGCAGGTTCAATTGGATACATACAAGGTAGTGGTTCTCTTTACAAAGTAGCAACTACATCAAACGCAGTTGAATTAAGATATAACGATACTACATTCGCATCTTTCACATCCGGAAGTTCAAACTTATATGGAATTGGTGATGTATTATCATTTAGTGGTTCAGTAGCAACAAGGTTAGCAAACCTAGAAGCATCGGCATCTTTATTAGATGCAGGACAATTTTAACTTTAATTAAAATATTTTATATTTATAAGGGTGGTATATATATACTACCCTTTTTTTTGTTATATAACATTCAATAGTTTCCATACATATGGCTCAAAGTATTATACTCAAACGCTCTGCCACATCTGGCAAAGTGCCTACAACCTCATCATTGAATATAGGTGAGATAGCAATCAATACTTACGACGGTAAGATTTTCTTAAACCGTTCGGGGTCATCACAATCTATTCAAGAAATTATAACAACAAATGTAACCAATACTGGTTCCATTACTTTAACTCAAACAGGTTCATTTGGTGAATTAGTAGTAACAAAGGATACAAATCTAAAAAGAGATGTGTATGTTACTCGTGATATTATTACAAATGGTAGTTTAGACTTGTTAGGTAATATTACAGGTAGTTCTGCAGTATTACGTGGTAATTTGACAGTATCGGGTTCACAAACAACAGTAGGTAACTCAACTATTATAGGTAATATTTCAACCAATAATGCTTTACTTGCAGGAAACTTAATTGTTTCAGGTTCTCAAATTGTAAATGGAGATATAAATGTATTAGGTGCTGTCAATGCAAGACAATTTAATATTGGTGTAATTTCTTCATCAATAATGTACACATCGGGTTCTAATAAATTTGGTGATACTACGGATGATACGCACCAATTTACAGGTTCAGTACAAGTAACAGGTTCATTATATGTTAATGGTTCTCAAGTTGGAATAGCGCCTGGACCAAACACATATGATTTTAATTTAGACCCAAATGCAGCTGGAACTGTAAATTATATTCAGGATTCAACTGGCAATAGTTTTGTAATAGCACAAACGGGTTCAATACAAATAAAAATAAATAATAGTACGTTCCTTTCAGTTAGTCAATCAGCATTTAATGTAACAACGGGAAGTATAACTGCAAACTATATGCATTTGGCAAAGTATATAAATACGGCAGGAGATTTGGATTTCAATATTTAAAGATATTTATAAGAAACAAACAGGTTAAATGGCAACAATATTTCAAATAAGAAGAGGTTCAGGTTCAGTATCATTACTTGATGGTGAAATATACTTGCACAAAGGTTCTGGTTCTTTAGAAATTGGAATGGGAACTTCCAATACAATTACATTAGCAAAATTAAATGATATAAACTCCGGTTCAATTTATTTGGCAGGAGATATAACCGCATCAAATGCTTATTTTGTTGGAGATGTTACAATTAGTGGAAGTAGATTTAACATTGATTTTAATATATAGGTTTTGGAAAAAAATAGATATTTATATAAACAACAAATAAACTAAAAAAAGGTAAACTAGATGGCACTTAAATTTAGACGCGGTAGCACCGCACAACAATCCGGTTCATTAGCATTCGGAGAACCATATGTAAACACTACATTGGGAACATTAGTAATCGGTGGAGCAAGTGGCGACATCGTATTATCAGCAGGAGGAACTGGAAGTACGGCAAACTTCGGACCTATTTCAGGTTCAGGATTAGATATTACCGGAAATGCAAATATTGCAGGTAATCTAACATTAGGAGGAAACATTACCATTGGTGATGCTGGAACTGATAGTCTTGTAATAAATGCAGATTTAAGTTCATCTTTAATACCAAATAATGATAACGCATTTACTATCGGTACTGCGGCATTAAGATATTCAAATATATATGGTGTAAATATCATAGGTGCTATCCAAGCAAACAATGGTATAGTATCGGGTTCATCACAAATTACTTACTCTACAATCTCTTCAATACCAGCAGGAATTATTAGTGGAGCAGCACAAGTAACTCCTTTATTACCAACCGGTGTAGTAAGTGGTTCAATACAAGTAACATTAGGTGGAACATCAGGATTTTCAACATATAATACGGCAGTATCAACTATTACAGGTTCATTGATTTCTACGGCATCTGTCAATACAATTTCAATAACTAACATTAATAGTGTAACTGCTTCTGCATTAACTAGATTAACTACATTAGAAGTTGAAACCAGTAATTTAGAAATATTTAGTGGTTCTCAATTAGGAAAAGATGCTACATTAGCAACTTACACTGGTTCAAATGATACAAAATGGTCTACATTAGGTTTATTGAGTGGTTCATTCGCAAGAACTAATAGTGCAAACGTATTTACAGGAACTCAAACTATTACGGGTTCATTATTCATATCACAAGATTTAGTAGTAGCAGGTTCTTCATCAATTCAAAATATTAGTTCTTCTAATTTAGTAATCGGTGCAGCATTTGTAACTTTAAATACAAATACACCATCGGCTAGATTCGCTGGAATATACATTATAGATAGTGGTTCAAATAGTGGTTCTGGTTCATTATTATACGATGCAGTACAAGATGAATTCATCCAAGTTCACAAAGGAAATGGTACAAACGTAACATCATCTCATTTTGTACAAGGACCACAAACATACGACAATTTAGGTAATGAACTATACCTAACAAATAATAGATTAACAAAAGGAACTGGATTAGAACACATCGTAGACTCACAGATTAGTGATGATGGTACAACTGTAACTATTCCAGGCGCATTGACAGTGACTGGTAACATTACAGGTCCAATTAGAGCAACTAATGGTGTAGTATCTGGTTCTTCACAAATAACTTATGCAAGTATTAGTTCAATACCAGCAGGAATCGTAAGTGGTGCGGCACAAGTAACACCTTTATTACCAACGGGGACTATTTCGGGTTCATCGCAAGTAGTTGGTTCTGCAATCACTACAAATACAGTAACAGTTGGTACAACTGCAATTGCATTAGGAGGAACTTCTACAACAATAACAGGTTTAACATCAGTAACTTCAACCGCATTCGTAGGAGCATTAACAGGTAACGCATCAACTGCAACTACATTGGCAACCTCAAGAGCGATTAATGGTGTAAATTTTGATGGTTCAGCAGCAATAACGGTAACGGCAGCAGCAGGAACTCTATCAGGTGCAACATTAGCATCGGGTGTAACGGCATCTTCACTAACATCAGTTGGAACATTAACTTCTTTAACAGTAAGTGGAGCAACCGCAACGGGAGCATTAACAGTAACCGGAGCAGTAACCGCAACAGGTGATATTACGGCATTCTTTACTTCGGATAAGAGACATAAGAATAATATTCAAACTATTTCAAATGCAGTATTAAAAGTTAAGCAATTGAATGGTGTAACTTGGGAATGGAATGATGATGTGAATGAAGTAACAAAAACAACTCCAAAAACAGGTTTAATAGCACAAGAAGTTCAGCAAGTTCTACCACAGGTAGTAATTGAAAGAGCAGATGGTTTCTTAGCATTAGATTATTCTAAAATGGTAGGTTTATTGGTAGAAGCAATTAAAGAACAACAAATACAAATAGACCAATTAAAGGCACAAATAGGTTCTAAATAAATGTACGACGTTTATTACACCACCGCAGGAGGACCCTGGTTCAATAGTGGTGCAGATATGTGGGTAACAGAATGGATAAAGGAAGTGGCTCCTGATTTAGAGGTAAAGCCACTTCTTCTATTCCATAGACACAAACCTCAAAATTATGAAGAGTTTCCAATTGATATTGACCACATTTGGAAAACATCAGAAGATGAGATATTAAAAATATTTGAAGGTGCAAGACGGATACATATTCTTCATGGTCATTATACCCCAACCAGAGCTATTCATCAAAGTTTGGAAAAGATTGATTCAATCGTTTTTCATAATTTAACAAAAGTGTCTTTAATGGCACAAATGGAAAAAGAAGAATACTTACATTGGTATGGTAATTGGGAATACGAATCAGAAATGATTGATAAGATTAAACATAAAATTTGGGTAGGATTATATCATTTTCCATACAAAACGGATAATTTACATCAAATTCCAAACAAATACGAATTTACAGTAAATAAAGAAATTTCGGAGTCGGTAAAAGTTGGGTTTGCTGCAAGAGCAGAAGGTAGAAAAAATGTAGAGTTTATAGATGGGATAGAATCCTTTGTATCTACTAATACGGAAACATTTAATAAATATTACCGAAAAAAATACGAATACAAATTTGAAAAAAGTAAAGTTTATAAGTTTGATTACAAATATAAAAAAAGGTTCTACGGACTTGATTGGGGTATATCTCACTCATGTTTTGAAAATGAACCATTCGGATATGGAATATTTGAAGCAGTTGATTGGGGTAAGATACCAATATTACATGAAAACTGGTGTATTCCCCTTGACTACAAATATAAAGCAAAAGATGCAGAAAGTTTTAAGGAAATCTATGAGCAAATTTGTAAAGATAGTTATGAAGAAAGAAAAAAAGAACACAAAAAATTAAAAGATTGGATGATATTACACTTTTCTAACAAAGATGTATGGAAAGAAAAACTTTTAGATATTTATAACGGAGAATAATACATACTAATATGCCAAAAACTAATCTATCATTAGGAAATTTATACAGAGCAACTGTTGGTTCAGCAAGAACTTCACAAGAATCATCATTAAATGCAAGAAATGCGGCTGCAGGAACTTCAATTTCCATTGGAGCATTTGCAATTGATTCAGTAACAGTAACTCCACCAACTTTTACATACATTGTAGAATCTACATCTGAAAATGCAACATTTACATTTGGAAGTGCAGGAGCTGCTCATGGTACAAGAGTTGGTAGTGTAGCTGCAAACTATACAGTATCATTTAATAATGCAAACTTTACGGTTGGTAGTGCAACATTAGGAGCAACTCCATCTTTTCCAGTAACACCTGCATCAATAGCAGTATCAACTTATTCAGAAGCATCTTCTAGTTTATCAATGACATATACGGATGGTTTTAATACTGCGGCAACAAATTATAATACTACTGTTACAAAAGTTTTATATGCAGTTGATGTTTATAACACAATTAACCAACCTGATTTTTGTTTATTATTTGGAACAAAGGTAACAACTGCATCAGGAGCTCAATTAAATGTTGAGGATTTAGTAGTTGGCGATAGAATTAAAGCATGGGTGCCAGCAGGATTACCCGATGAATCACAAGACCCTGAATCAGACCAACTAGATTGGAGATTCTATATGTTAGATGCATCGGAAGGTGAAGCACAAAATGTAGTTGTATCAGATATTACATTTAACTTTGCAAGTGGATATTATGAATTAAATGGTGGTTTAATAAAAGCAACTGGAACTCACCCTCTTTGGGTATATGATATTGAAATAAGTAAATATAGATTCAAAGCAATTGAAGATGTTCTTATAGGTGATAAGGTTATTACTTACACAGATGAAGACGGTTTAGTTGAAATTGAAGTTTATGATATTGGTATTATAAATGAAGATATTGAAATTGTAACAATCAACGTAGAAAATGCCGACGTTTATTTGGCAAATGGTACAATATCTCACAATAAAGGTACAACAACACAACCATATATTCCATCGGCAGGTTTAAAAATGTACTTAGACCCATCTAAAGCATCTTCTACGGCAGGAACTGCAACGGCAGATTGGTTGGATTTAGCGGGATATGGGACGGGTGTTAGACCAGCAGGTGTAGCAAATGCGGCAGGTATTAGTGGAAAATCAAATCCGGCATATAATGCAGGAGCAACTAGAAAAGATAAATATTGGCAAGGTGCTAGTAATGCATTTTGGTATAAAGATGGTACAACTAACATCAATGGGGGTTATACTCAATTTAATACATCAGCATTTTCAGTAATAGCTTGGGTTAGATTCGCATCGCACCCTGCAAATGGATACTATAACTTATTTAACAAACAAGATGTATCCGGAACTCGTCAAATATCAATGTATATAAACTCAAATGGTAGTGGAACATACTTCATACACGACGGTTCGACTGTTCAATATGTAGGTTCTAACACTGCCTTATCAACTAACACTTGGTATATGGTATCTTATACTGCGGCATTGAATGGAACTAATGTTGGATACTTTGATAAAACATCAACTGGAACTATTGCAAACGGAGCAAAAGATTACACTACATCTGCAATGATTCAGGTGGGAGGTAACTACGCAGAGAATCTTTACTACTTTACAGGACAAATTGGACCCGTAATGTTCTATAACAGACAATTAAGTTCAACTGAAATTGGACAAGTATATGATTACTTCTCACCATCATATAAGTAATAATTGATGTTTTGAAAATAATTTTTATATTTATAATGAGATAATAAAATTTTTAAATTAGAATACAAAATGGCAGACAAAATAGTATCACCAGGTGTTTTTACAAAGGAAAACGACCTATCATTTTTACAACAAGGTGTAGCTGATATTGGTGCAGCATTCATCGGACCTTTCAAAGAAGGACCAATAGTTCCAACAATTGTAAACTCTCAAGCAGAGTTTGAAACTATTTTTGGAGCAGTAGATGGTACATATTACACACCACTAGCAGTACAATCATATTTAAGAGAAGCAGGAACTGCAACAATTGCAAGAGTAGCTGGAATTGGTGGATATGTAGCAGGTAAACCTTTATTATTAGTAGCAACATCTGGATCTGTATCATCATCAGTTGGATTTTTATTTCCAACAACTGCAGGTGAAGCGGGGTTAAGTGGTTCAGCTATTATAGCAGATATTGTAAGTGGAAACATTTCATTTAATGCAGCAGATACGGATGATGTTGAATCTACATTTGGAACAAACCCATTAGGTTCAAAAGCAGCGTATGTATATGGATTCTATAAAAACACAGGAGTAACACCTGTAACTCAAAGTGTAGTTGTATTAGGAACACAAGATTTTGGATTTGATGCACTAGAAGCAACAAGTCCAATTATTCAATCACAAATGATTAGTGGTGAAAGATACAATTTATTTCAAATAGAAACATTTGGTGTAGGTAATTCTGCAAATACAAGAGTTAAAGTTGCTATTTCAAACATTAAAGCTGCAGGAACTGTAAACGGAACTGATTACGGAACATTTACATTAACTGTAAGAGCTTATGATGATACAAATAAGAAAAAGAATGTATTAGAAACTTATTCTAATATTAATTTAGACCCTAACTCTCCTAACTTTATTAGTAGAGTAATTGGTGATAGAAAATTATCATTCAATACAGAAGGTAAAATTACTGAATCAGGTGATTGGGTAAATAACTCAAAATACATTAGAGTTATTGGATTAAATGAAGTTGCACCGGTTCAAGCAGTTCCATTTGCACATGATTCATATCATGATGTTATCTCTGGAAGTCAATCTGTATTAAATCTAGTACCAGCGGTATCATTTATATCTTCATCTGCAACGCAATATGGTGGTATAGATTTAGATAATAATTCAGATAACACAATTTACTTAAAGCCAATTCCAAAAGGAGCAACAAATACACCAAATCCACAATTTGGTTTAGATGCAAATAGTGGAGGAAATAAAGTAGTAGGTGCAACTGATGCTCAATTTATTGTAGCATTCCAACATGGTTTTGATGGTGCAAGCCCATTAACTCCAATTAATTTAGGTAATGATATTCAATCAGGTAACTCACAAGGTTTCAATTTATCAAATTCATTAGCAAGTGGTTCAGTAGCATATGGTAAAGCAATTGCAGCATTATCAAACGCAGACGAATTTGATATCAATATGGTTGTAACACCTGGTGTTATTAAGAGATTACACTCTTCGGTTGTAAGTGATGTTTTGGATATGGTTGAGCAAAGAAGTGATTGTTTCTATATTATGGATGCAAACTCTGCAAATGACACCATCACACAGGTAGTAACAGAGGCACAATCGATTGATTCTAACTATGCAGCAACTTACTACCCTTGGATAAAAACAATCGATGTAAACACAAACAAATTGATTTCTGTTCCACCATCAGTATTGTTGCCAGGAGTATTTGCTTCTAACGATAGAGTAGCAGCTGAATGGTTTGCACCAGCAGGTTTGAACAGAGGTGGTTTGACAGGAGCAGTTAGTGTATTAAACAGATTGACACAATCGGAAAAAGATACATTATACGAAGCAAAAGTAAACCCAATCGTTCAGTTCCCAGGACAAGGTATCGTAGTGTTTGGACAAAAGACATTACAAGATAAACCATCGGCATTGGATAGAATCAACGTAAGAAGATTATTATTGACAGTTAGAAAATACATCGCATCTACTTCAAGATATTTAGTATTCGAACAGAATACTGCTGAAACTAGAAATAGATTCTTAAACATCGTAAACCCTTATTTAGAAGCAATTCAACAAAGACAAGGACTTTATGCATTCAAAGTAGTAATGGATAACTCTAACAACACACCAGATGTAATAGATAGAAACATTATGAAAGGAGCTATCTACTTACAACCAACTAAAACTGCTGAATTCATTCAAATTGACTTCAACATTTTACCAACTGGTGCCGCATTTAACGGATAATTAAAAAATTAGATATTTATAGAAGAATAACATTTAAATACAAAAAGAAATGCCAGAAATATTAGAGTTTGACAAGATGTTCTATAAGAATTTTGAACCCAAATTGGGTAATAGATTCATCATGGAAATCAATGGTATAGAGTCATACATTATCAAAACCGCAAGTAGACCTACTTTCACATCTGAAATCGTTGAATTAGACCATATCAACGTTAAAAGAAAGATAAAAGGAAAATCAACTTGGGATGATATTAACATCACACTTTACGACCCAATTGTTCCATCAGGAGCACAACAAGTAATGGAGTGGGTTAGAAGTTCACACGAATCTTTAACAGGTAGAGATGGATACGCAGCATTCTACAAAAAAGATATTACTTTCTTCTTATTAGGACCAGTTGGTGATAAAGTAGAACAATGGACATTAAAGGGAGCATTTATTACATCTGCAAACTTTGGTGAATTAGATTGGGCATCAAACGACCCATTATCAATTGAATTAACTTTAACTTACGATTACGCTATACTTGAATACTAATCTCTAATAGTTAAACTCTTAAACATAAAAGGGGAAGCAGAAATGTTTCCCCTTTGTTTTTTTAAAAAATGTAATATATATTATTAAACAACATTAAGTTATATCATGGAAGAAAAAGTAGAACAACAAGTTACAAGAGGTTTAGGAGCAACACCACCTCAACAATTTTCAGAGAGAAACTATCCGTTTCCAACTGAAACAATCGCATTACCATCAAAAGGATTAGTATATCCAGAATCAAACCCATTATCGAAAGGAGACGTTGTAGTTAAGTTAATGACTGCAAAAGAAGAAGATATTTTAACTTCTACAAATCTTATTCGTAAAGGTATCGTATTGGATAAACTTTTAGAAGCAATTATAGTTGATACATCAATCAACATAAATGATTTGGTAATTGGAGATAAAAATGCTATTTTAATTGCATCGAGAGTTTTGGCATTCGGACCAGAATACAATGTAACTGTAAATGACCCACAAGAAGGAGACCCTGTTCAAGTAACAGTTGATATATCTAAATTGAATATCAAAGAAATTGACCCTGAGAAATTAAACAGAAATAACGAATACGATTTTACATTACCTAAAACAGGTGCAAAAATCAAATTTAAAATTCTTACTCATGGTGATGAAATTGCAATTCAAAAAGATATTGAAGCAAGTGAAAAGATTTCAAAGCAAGGGAATGATATTCAAGCAAGATATAGAAGATTAATTACCGAAGTAAACGGAGTTAGAGATTTTGGAACGATTAGTAATTTTATTACAAATCAGTTGTTAGCAGCAGATTCCAAAGCATTAAGAAAGCATATAGCTGGAATATCTCCTGATATTGATTTAACTTTTGATTATACATCCCCTTTTACTGGTGAGACGGAGGCACTCAAAGTACCCATAGGGGTAGACTTTTTTTACCCTGCCGATTGAGTATAGCTCGTATTTGCATAAAAAAATATTTAGTTTAATATATTCATCACAAGGTGGGTTTTCGTGGAACGATGTGTACTATATGCCCATCAAATTGAGAGAATTTTATTGGAATGAATTGTTGAATGCAAAGCAAAGTGAGAGGGATAGTTATGAAAGTGCATTAAACGGTGCAAATTCTTCAACACCATCCAGAGCAAAACGAAGGTAAAACAATAATAATTTATATTTATAGTAAAATATAACATATCACTATGTCCAAATTACTAATAGAAGCCAATATTTTTCAGAAACTAATAGATACTTTTTTCAAAGCAAAAGTAGATGGAAATGAAGAAAAATTCAAAACGGCACTTAAAAAACAAAGTCCAGAATTGGGGGATGCATTTGAAGAATACGATAATCAATTACTTAAAAATGCAGAAAGATTAAAGCAAGCATTAAAAGGAACGGGTGTAGATACATCAAAAATGGATTATTGGGCAGACCAGTTAAAAAAACTTAGTTAATAATGGCAAAAGAAAGGTCAGCAGCTGAATTACAAAAACAATTGGATGCCATATTGGCAACAATAGAAAGGCAAGGTTATAAAACCGACCAACAAGCTGCTGCTCAAGAAAGAATAGAAGTATCGTTAAAAAAACAAAATGCTCTTCAAGCAGAATCTTTGGAGACTACCAAAGAAATAGATGATACTCTTCAAAGTATAGCATCTTCTTATGGTAAACAAAGTAAAATATATAAAAAAACACAGGCACAACTTGGAGTAATACAAGGTAGTATTGAATCAATTGAAGATTGGTCCAATAAATGGGTTGGAGCGGCAAATAAAAGTAAAGATGCAATTATAGGTGCTGCAAAAGGTTATAGAAATGTAAACGCGCAAGTATTAAAAAATGTAGCGTTAGTAGGTGAAGGAAAGGAAGCACAAGAAAATATAGCAGACCTACTTGATGACCAAATTGCAAAACATAAAGAAGTTTTAACGAGTATAACATCTAATACTGCACAGAGTAAAAAACTAAGAGCCGAACTTGAAGGAGAAGTTACGGCAATGGAAAAACTTGGTAAAGCAAGTAAAAAAGCAGAAAAAGATATTGAAGCAATGACTCGCATGGGTTCGGCATTTGGTGGAACCATGTTAGGTGGTGGAATTGATAAAACCCTTAAAGCATTTGGTAAAAAAGATGGTTTAGGTGGTGTAGTTAAAAGTCTTACTGGTGCAAGAGGAACTGCAAATGCAGCAGGTGGACTTGGTGGTGGATTTACACAAATGTTAGGTGGTGTTGCTAAGTTTTTAGGACCAATCGGTTTAGCAGTTGGAGGTATTATGGCAGCTGCTGAGTTCTTCAATAGTGGTGGTGCAGCAAAGATGGCAATGAGAATGGCATCTATAACTGGCGAAGACCCTATGAAAGCATCAGAAAGTGCATTCAAACAATCTCAACAATATAGAGATATAGTGGTTGAGCAACAAATTGGTATACCAGAAAAATTAAGACAACAAGCAGAAGGTGACTTTTTAGGATATAGACAAGGTGTAGAAGAAGATGCTGCAAAATACAAAGAAAGTTTAATTTCTGATGAGATTGATTATAGAATGAGTCTTGAATCGGATGCTATTCAATTCAGACAACAACAAGCATCTATGGAATTAGATGCACAACTATCTCGTCAAAAAACCTTATTCACATCTGGAATGGGTTATGCAAAACAAGCAATAGGTATTTCCGAAAGAGCATTGATGGCAATTGGTTCATCCACTCAGGCAGTTTTGGATACTGTAAAAGAATATGGTTATACATTGGGTATCGCATTAAAAGACCAAATTGCATTATCAGCAGCTTCACAAGGATTAGCAGTCAGATATGGTACATCGGCAACGGAAGTTTTTAAAATGGCGGATACATTCCGTTTAATGAATAAATCTTCTGCAAAAGTTGGAGCAAATTTAGTTGCAGGTTTGGAAGTTCTTGCAAAAGATAATGATATGTCTCCCGCACAACTTTATAAAGAGATGGCAGATGCGCAAGCGGATATATTAAAATATTCAAGTTATACAACAGAAGAATACGCAAGACAAGCAATTCAATTAGGTAATATGAATACATCTATGGCTTCTATGATGAAGGCATCGGATAGTATGGTATTAAACTATAAAGATAGTATAAAAGCTGAAATGAGTTTATCTGCAATGTTAGGTAAAAACGTAAATCTTTCAGAAGTTAGAGCTAAATTGATGTCAGGTGACCAAGCAGGTGGTGCGGCAGCATTAAAAACTGCATTAGGTGGACAAGATATAAATGCAATGAACGCATTCCAAAAGCAAGCATTATCGCAAGCAACGGGAATGGGTATTCAAGAATTGATGCAATTGACTCAATCAAAAGGAGATGGTAAAGTTAAAGGAAGTCTTGAAGAAAGAAATGCACTTAAAACTGGTAAAGCAATTGCACAAGGTGCTTTATCACAAGATATTGCAAATGCGGCAGCTAAATTGGCATTAGACCAAAAGAACAGAGCAGAAATGTTAAAGTTTGAGCAAGCTAAAAGAATGGCAATGTTATTTATAGAGCAAAAATTCAAATTAAACGCGATTGAAAGAGAATTCAAATATAGAGAAGATAGAGAAGCACAAGGAATAGAATTTGCAAAAAGAAATGCTCAATTGGGTATGTTGAAAGAACAACAAGGTGAGCAAATAAATGTTCTGGTAGGTGCATTTTCGGATAAACTTGGTCCAGGTAAAGCTAATGAAGCAAAAGTAGCAGCATATAAAGCAGAAATATCGGCTCAAATGAGTGTGTTGCAACAAGCAATGATAGCAGGTAAAATTCAAGAATCAGAATATGCAGATATTACAATGGGAATATTCAAATCTGCTATGAAAGGAGAAACATATGATACATCAAAAATTACAGGAGTTCAAACTTATCAAAAAGAACAAACAACACTAGCAGTAGCAACAAATAAAAAAAATGTTGAAATAATAGCTGCACTTAAAAATTTAGAAAGAATAGAAACTGAAAGAGATAAAGATGGTAATTTAAAAAATACAGGATATCAAATGCAGGCAGCAAGAGATGTACTTTTCAAGTTAGCTCCAAATACATTAAAAGATTTTAATAACTCAAAAAGTTTTAAAGGAATGGGTGGAAAAGCATATATAGAATCGCAAAGAAATCAAAAACTAGGGGGTGGAATTGCACCTGGCGGAACACCTGCACCTACAATAAACAAACCAATGCCGGTAAGTGTTGTAGAGAAAAAAACAGGAAGTAATGTTGATAGTAAACCTGTACCTGTTCCATTACCACCAAATGCAACTAAATTATCAGATACACAAGCACAGACAAAACTACAAGTTCAAATGGTTAAATTGTTAGGTGTTTCTGCTCAATTCTTAGCACAGATTGATGAAAACTCCGCAAAACCATTTACAAATATAAATGGAAAAATGATAGCAAACTCATTATTAAATACGGCTAATAGGCAATATGGGGTTGCGGGTGTAAGTTACTAACATACGATAAATTTGAATAACTCATATTTATAGTAAACCAATAGACTATAAATGCCTACAATAGCAGACTTATTTAAAAATCAACAAAATGATTTATACGATAATGAAAAAATTCGTATAGAAAGTCGTGGTTTGGTAAACCCACCTAGAGCAGCTGCGTTAATAGCATCTTCACCAAACGCAATTGGTGATTTAATTGGTGGACAGTTAGCAGGTATTATAGGTGGTAGTGCAAATAGACCATCAGATACAATATACAAAGGTAAAACATTCTTTGATAAACCTGTATCTATATTAGGAGTAACAGAGGGTTTATTAAAAAGTTCAGTTGAAGCAGGAACTAATTATTATGTAAAAAGAGAACCGTCAGGTATTCCAGGCGTTGGACCATTATCCCCTTTATTTGGTAGAAGTGCACCAGGTGGTTCAACTACGGCAGGAACTATTGCTAATCAGGCAATAAAAGGAATTAATAAATTAGGTAGTAAAAAAGCAGTAAATAGTTTATCACAAAAACTAAAAGAAAACGCAAAATTTGTATATGGTCCTGTTGATGGTGGAACAGTAGATGATACAATAACTAATAGTTCATATTCTGAAATAAGAAAAAAAGAAACTACTAAGAACGGTAATGATGAATATTTTGTTACCGAATTAAAAGAAAGAACTGGTGGTGATTATTGGGATTATGCAAATAATTTTATTCAATATTCGACTGGATTTGAAAGTTTGAAAGAATACAACGAAAAAATGCAGCAATATTCAAATGCAAATCAAGTAGTTGTTTTGTTTAAAAAATATGGTAATAAAACATTAGTTCCATTTGTAGGAGCAGTAACGGGTATTTCGGAAGATATTACACCTGAATGGAGTGGTTTTAAATATATTGGTTCTCCATTTAAAGTATATAGATACGGTGGAGTAGAAAGAAGTTTAAAATTTAACTTAAAATTATATTATTTTGATGAATTTGAAAGAAGTTCAATGATTAAAAAAATAAATTATCTTAAATCATTGGCATTTCCATACGAATCAATATCAGAAATAACATATGGTAATAGTAAAGAAACTGC